AACTAAAACTACTGAGAGAATCCCTCCAAAAGATATAGCCAATTTTTGTACCTGTGACCACAACAGTGAAATATTCTGCATTGGGTTTGCAGATAGACCAAAGGCCGTTGCCGTTTCACCCTGTGCATTGGAAACATCATGAAGTACCTCCTTTAATTTTTGTCCATCACTGGCCAGAACCATGAAGGCTTGTTTGGCCTGGGCATCTTTAAGTCCAATGCTTTCAAGGAATCCTGACTTTGCTTTATCATTTGTTCCAAAGCCTGCAAGCTTTTTCTGCAACTGTCCAAAAATAACGTCCATTTGTTGCATGGAACCATCACTGTTGAATATCTTTACTCCGGCACCTTCAAGGCCTTTTGTAATTTCACTTTTACCCAATGCTGTAAAAGCATTTTCCATAAGGGTAGCTGATCGTTCCGCACTTTGTCCTTTTCCGGTCATAAAGGCAAATAGTCCGGCTGTCTCTTTAAATCCTACACCCAACGCTGAACCACTGGCAATAAGTCCTGGTATATACCTTGCAAAATCTTTAAATTCACCCGCGCCAACCCTTTTAGCAGCAAACATAGTATCCAACACCTCCTGTGCATTGGTATTCTCTTTTCCAACCAATGACAGCGTTTGTGCCAACGCCCCGGCAACAACATCCTGATCCGTAAATCCCGCCTTAGCACCTTGTAATGATTGCTTCATAATATCAGTACTCAAAGCAACATCACCTGTCTGACTAATTATTTTTTCATAAGCATCCGGTATTTTGGATAAATCGGCACCGGCTTTTGTTCCCATGTCAATCAATTCGTTTTTCAATGCTTTAAGTTTATCAGGTGCCAATTGCGCGGTAGTATTTACTTTTGCCATAGCCTCATCGAAACTCATTGCCATTTTACCTGATGCAAACAGAGCCGCTGTAGCTGCCACAATGGGATTAGTAACAAAATCAGCTCCGGGGATGGAGCTGAAGGCAGTTTTTAATTTAGTCCCCAATCCGACAGCCGACTTTTGAGCTTTCACGCAAAGGTCATCTGTCTTTTGAAGTGCTTTATTCACAACAACAATACCGTTCATGTCGGCATTTAGCTTCAGTATGTATTCGTATATTGTGCTCATTTGTGTGAATCTGTAAAAATCATTTATTTATTGGCCTCAGCTTCTTTGCTTCGTATCCAGATCAAATCGTTCCAGGCTTTTGCCCATTCTACATCAGAAAGTAAGTCCGGATCGATATGCAGGTAATATCGTAATTGAGCATCTATTGTTCGTATCCATTCGGAAGGTTTTACCTCACCTTCCTTTATAGCTTTTCCAGTTCTGCCTCTTTTACGACAATGATTTCAGCAAGTTGTTTTCCGGCACCAAAAAACAGTTCATCATCGGTCTGAATTTCCATGCTACCACCCAACCAACATCCTTTCATCAATATCTCGTTAAATTTAATCGGGTCCTTTGCTCCCCCGACACTGGCGTAAGACATTGTTTTTCTGTCAGGGCTTTTCAAATAAGCGACATGACCATCCACTTTAATAGCATAAACACTTTTATGTTTTGCTTTCCATTCTTTAATCTGATCAGGCGTTGCCTGTCCTTTTAATTGATCTTCCATTGTGTGTATTGTTGTTTATAATGAATTTTAATTTGCGCTCCCTGGTGGGTTCGAACCACCGACCATCACGTTAACAGCGTGCCGCTCTACCAACTGAGCTAAGGAAACAAGTTTCTTAATAAAACCCGCTCGCTTTTATCGAGCGGGTTTTGTAAATTGTAAATTATGAAATAGTAAATTCTTACAGCGTTTGTGCCTTTTTTCTCAGGAAGATAAACGGAAGCTTGCACTCCATGAACTTGTCACCTTGTTTCACTTCCTTACTTTCTTCAGTAAACTGTAGGCCTTGCAACACGTCGGTAATCAACATGTCACCATTGCCCGGATTTCCATAAGCAACCACCGCATCAAGTTGAAGTGACAATAATGAACCGTCAGGACTGTTTGCCACAAGCGTTTCGTATTCACTTTGCAGAATGGTCAATTCACCCTCATGACTTTTATTTCCCTTCTGAATCTTCAGCGGTTCATTTCCTTTCCCATATACAGGTTCTTTCTCCTGTTTGGTTGTGTACTTGATACCCCGGAATCCGGTAATATCCTTACCTCCCAGCACAAGCGTCAGGTCGGCGAATTCATATTCTCTACTATCAAAAGCCATATTACTTCGTTGTAAATTGTAAATGATTAAATTGTCAATTGTTTGCCGTTTTAAAGCCCAAATACAAATTAATGTATTTCGAGTACCCGAAAGGTTTTACCTTCAAACTAACACCCAGGGTAGATGAAGCTACTACATTTTGTGTGTAGTCAATGAAACATTCAACTCCTGTATCCTTTGGATTTCCCGGATCAACACCCAGGTTGCCCGGCATACCGTTTTCAATTTCCGTTTCTACTGAGTTCTGAATACTCTTTACGATTGGAGCGGGAAGGCAACCTTCATCAGTCACCGCTATTTCTTCACCCAGTTCGTTCACCAGTGTTTTATACCCAATACGGTAAGCCTTGTCAATAACCCTTCGTCTCGGAATGAGAGCATAGTCATCGGTTGAATCTGTAGCCAACTTGTCATCCGTAAAATAATAGCCGGCCTTACCAACAAAAGTTCTGAAGGTTATATACCCTAAATCGTTGATTACATCAGAAGCACCGTTTTCTACAGTTTCAGACCCAATAAACAATGAAGTCGCTTTTATGGCACCGGTTCTTACCCTGGCAATACTGCGTTGAACCGGAATAGCAGCAATACGACCGGCCAATAAACCAACCGAAGCACCTTTACTCCCGGTAACCGTATCTCCAATCAGTACACAAACACGATTATATGCCATTGTTGACAAATCGGTCAAACTGGCAGAAACCCCACTATAATGACGTCCCGGCAAAATGGTGAACATTGGTGCAAACTTCGTTTCTGCCGACCAATCACCCAATGCCTGAGCCTTGGCCATAGCGGTAGAAACATCCGTATCCAGGGCACCCAATAAAACAGGTGCATAAGCAACGATATCCGATTTTGCAACAAACATGAAATTAATTGCACCATTGGCAGCGTCAATCAGTTTTTTTGCATACGTTTTGGTCACATCTACCATATCGGTCATGGTTACAGTATCGGCAGCTGCCAATATCCAAAGTTTGGTACCGGATGGTGCTTCAGAATAAAAGTCGCTGACTGCCTTATAAATCCGGGCATTTACATCGTTCACTGCTGAAGTGATACCGAATGCCGCTAACCCGTCGAGCGTGGTAATCAGGTAAGCCGTACCCAGTACGAATTTACCAACCACAGCCACACCGGTAGCAACCATGCCTACAACTGCATCGTTTGATGCAACTGTGGAGCCCAGTGCCCCGTTTTGAAAAATTATCTTTACGCGTGGTAACATAGTTGTTTTTATTTTCCTGTCGTTCATTGTTCCGGGTTTTGGATTCTATACCCGACAACCCGAAACGTTGAACACACACAGAATTGGTTTATTTACGTACTTTAGAAACGACTTGTTTGTCGGTTAACGTGATTCCGTGATTACGGGCATCGTTGTGAGTAAAAAATGCCAGGCCATCACTGGAGAAATGAAATGAAGTTGCATCCGGATATTCCTTAAATAGCTTTTCAGACTCATCCTCAAATGCAGATGTTTTACTTGCTTCTACCGTTTCAGTGGCAGGAAATACAGGCAATTCCACTTCCTTTAAAGTTTCTTCTACCACTTCGGTTGAAGTCGTTTCAGTTACAGGAACTACTTCCTCAACGGTTTCAGTTGTTTCAGTTACAGGAGCTACTTCCACAACCGTTTCAGTTGTTTCAGTTACAGGAACTACTTCCACAACGGTTTCAGTTGTTTCAGTTACAACCGGTTTAATTACAGTTGGCTTAGCAACTGTTACTACTTTTTTTCTTGACATAATGTTTGTGTGTTATGTAGAGACGCACACCGTACGTCTCTACAAATTGGTTAGACTATATCTGAAACGATTGCTCCGAGACCTTGATTCTTCAATGGAAGACAAATAAAATAGGTACGGAAATTACACAGGTTCTCTTGTGTCTCAGGATGATTAGAAGCATCACTATGATATGCTTTCGTTGTACCGGTTGCTTTCATCATGCGTGGTGCATAAAATGAAACAGATGCCTGTTGATGGGTGATACCGGGAACTGCACCAAATGCCAGTTTTGTTTTAGCCGCTACTACATAGTAAGGACTATCCTGATATTCATAAATTTCAAAACCATACATGTTCGATATTTTACCGGTGGTATAGTTGTGATATTGATCAGCAAATTTCTGATCGTTATTCAATAAATCATTTATGTGGTCAGCACATAATACCAGGACACGACCTGCAACAGGTATTTTTTGAACATCATACGCCTTTTTTAATCTGATTATATCAGCACGTAAAATTGTTTTCCTTCCACCTTCAGGTGCGGTTGGTCCTGTAGTCAACAGTACCGGAGTTACGGTTGAATCTCCCGTTGGAGCCAAGGCATGTAATGCACGTGAATATTTGGTTTGGTCAATCGCTTCACGGTGACGTTCAATGACACTAGCCATCTTGTCATAAGAAATAGCTCTCAATTCATCATCGGTAATACGGGTAGGTTTTGTTTGATATTTATCCAGGCCAATCGGTTTATCGGTATCGGTCAAATCTTCTATACCGAGTGGGTAAGAGGTATTATTAATCAATACGGTTGGATCACCACCTAAGTCAACAAAGTGAATGACGTTATTTTCCGCATACTGACTGTAATCGCGTATCTTAGCAATCCACCCAATAGACTCCATAGAATTACGGAAGGCTTTTATCATTTCACCCGTCCAAACTTCGGTGAAAACACCGGCTCTCAATACACCAACCGGTGCACCAAACAGAGGCGACACGATTGCAACTACATTAAGGGCTATTCCACCCACAACCGGAGCGATACCCACAGCGGCAAACATAACGCCCCCCGCCAGAAAATTGACCATTAAGGCCAGGCAAAATACTAATACTTTTTTCATCTTTGTTAATTGTGAATTATTGATTTTGTTATAAAATACGTCTTATTCCCCTTTAGGGGCTAGGGGTTCTTATATGGACGGTTCGTAACCGTATTCCGCTTTGAACAATTTGATATAACTCTCTTTATCCTCTGATCGTAACCGGATAACTTCCACTTCCGGAACTTCACTCAGTTTTTTGTACTCAGTAGTTTCTGCACCTCCACGAGCCAGATTAATGAAGTCACCCGGTTTGCGCGATGGAGCCATCAGTTCCAGTGTTTTTGTCAATTCGTCAACACCAATTGTTTTTCCCAGATTGATTAACTGTTCACGTTTGTCAGCTGTGATACGTTTCAACGTGATAGCACCATCAACCAAGGCGGCAAGGGCAACAACTTTCTGTTCGTCGGCTGTTTTTTCCAATCCTTCTACAGCTAACTTTTGCGTAGCAATTACACCTTCCAGTTTTGCAACCGTTCCGGCAGATAATGTGATTTCAGCAATTTTGGCTAAAATCTCAGTTTCGGTTGCCGTCTCAGACAGACCCAATTTTAAGGCAATGAGTTTCATTGATTTTTCTTTTAAATGATTATTAATTGGTTGTAAAAATTCGTTATTTCCGCCCGCTTTTAGGGTAATTAGTTTTCCATCGTTATATAATGCCAGGGCATCATCATTTGCACCCATATCCACCACGCTCACTTCAATAAGTTTGCTTTTTGTGATTGTCGCATAGCGTTGTCCGGGAAGTAAGTAAGCAGCATCTTCACTTCGTTCAATCGGGTCAAGTCCGGCACTTACCATTCGTATAGTACCGGCATCCCATTTGGCTTTAATTTGTTTGCTGAAATCATCAGCTTCATCAAACTTGACTGTTCCTTTCAGTTCGTCACCCTCAATGCGTATGTTCTCGATCGTACCCAGTGGAAGCACTGAATCAGTATTTCCGCTATATGGCCGGTTATGCATCCAAAGCATTATCGGATTGCGGGCAAACTGAATTATATCAATACCCATTGTCAATACCCGGAATCCAAAGCAGTTCAGGTTGGAATTACTGATAATTACATCATAGCTCATTGGCGTTTTCTTAAATTGTTGTTGATTGTCGTGTGCAAAGAAATACGTTTCCCATCATTCATAAAAAAAGTACTGCCATTTTGTCACACATTTTTTTTATTACCCTCAAATAACCTCAAATTTGCAGCGTATTAAACATGTCAATATGTCAACAAGGAAAGAACAGGAGAAAAAGAAAGAACACGCCCGGATACTATACTTGCAAGGTGAAGCTCAAAAAAGTATAGCCGAAAAGGTAGGAGCGTCGGCGGTCAGCATTTCAAAATGGGTAAAAACAGGTGGTTGGGAAAGTGTAAAAGCGGCACAAAACATCACCCGTCCCGAGTTGGTGAATAAGTTATTGGTAACCGTCAATAAACTACTGGATGAAGTTAATGCCAGTAATGATCCGGCAGCTTTAGCGGGATTAAGTGATAAGCTTTCAAAACTGGCATCTGTTATTGAAAAACTGGATAAAAAGGCCAACATAGTTGACGCAATTGAAGTATTTATGGCTTTTGGTAAATGGATTCAGTACCGTTCATCGTTCGATGCCAATGTTACACCCGAATTGGTGAAAGCAATCAACAAATATCAAGACTTGTATATTTCCGAACATCTAACAAAGTAACATGACGGCGGCAGAACAGAAGGAAGCATTAAGGGTATGGAAAGAACATTGTACATCCGTGCAAAGTCAAACTACCGTAAACAAGTCGGAAACTCATGCCCAAAAATCAGCACGTATCGAATTAGTACGTAAAGACTACAATGCTTTTGTTGCCTACTATTTTCCACATTACTGCGTGGACAAAGAGACGGGACTTGTTATTCCAAATGCAAAATTTCATGTTAAAGCAGCCAACAAAATAAAGGATAATGCAGACATAAAGGCTGTATTTAAGTGGGCTCGTGGGCATGCAAAATCTACCCATGTCGAC